TTCCCAACAAACTTCCGGTGATGAAAATTCCTGTTTTTGTTGGTTTCCATACCAATGATGAGCTGTCAAATACAAGAAGATCGCCCTGAGAGTACGAACTACGAGCAATACCAGAGATATCGTGAAGATGCACCGGGTCTTTAGGAGTGACCAGCAGCTGTCCATTATTTGATGCCACCAATACTGTACCAACAAGAATGCTGTCGTATGGAGGCTCAGGAAGGAGATTGGTAAACCCACCGGCCGACCCAGTGGATAACCACAGCGCATCGCCCTCAACATAATCACTTAAATCAATACCGCGAACAATGCCAAATACGGTGACATATCCATCAGTATTATGCGCAATGTTGTGTGTAACTACACCAAGTATTTCGTTTTCGCCGCGAGGAAAATCAACGTGAATAGAGGATGACGCTGGTTCAATGGTTGGTCGATTTCCCTGAACCCCCGTAATACGCACCGGCGTGCCGTCAAGAATGACCTGTCCGGTGACGTTTCTTGCCTTGACGACGGTTTCCTGACCAATCTGTATTGATCCACTTGGGTTATCGTTGTAATAGGTCAGTGCCCGATCGGCCAGATCATAGAATACCCGTCCCTCTTGATACGGCGGTTCGCCGTCTAGAGCGAAGTCCTCATAGGCCACCTTAACGTAACTACCAGACAATGATCCAGTAAACGATCCCCTAAACGATCCGGTATTGATTTGGCTTGAGCTCGATACCAACCCACTTGGCGTGCCTGATACTCCCGTCCATGCGACGGATGACGCTGAAGCAGCCTGCTGAGCGAACGAGGCGGTCGCAGGAACAAAGGTAATACTCGTTGCGGCACTACTGGTCAAAGCGTAACTTGCACTCGTTGCAGTGTTCGCCTGGATCGCATGTGATGCACTAATGGAGGAGGAAGCCCAACTTGAGGACACGCTCGAGGATACCAAGAAGGTATTCGGGGTGTTTGCAATTAAATTGTAATCAACTTGAGTCGAGCTTGATACGAGCGTTGGTAGCCCGCCGATGGAGTCGTAGCTCACGAAGCTGGCTGTCTGAGCCATTGACGAGCTTACACTCTGATTGGAAACATCTGCGTAGGATGCTGAATTGGCTCTGAATGCGAGAGACGCCGTTTCGGCGTTTTGAATGGTGATGCCATCGACCGACACATAACTTGCGGTCAACGCATTTACGGCGTAACTGGAACTCTCAACATACGAAGCAGATATTGCTTGTCCAGCAGCTGATGAACTTACCGCATAGGAGGAAGTTAGTGCCGCAGTAGCATATCCCACACTATCGCCGACAATAGCCTGGATGGTTGGTGTTTCAATTTGTGGGGAAATTGTGATAGGATACTCATACGATGGAGTAGTAACTATCGCATTTCCGTCACTCCCGCTTACAATGACTGTAATGTTAAATGGGAGAATTGGATCGGCCATTTACTACTCCTTATGGTTCCCGTGCTTCCGTGACGCCTAGGTTGACCTTTACTTTACCCTGAAGAATGCGGTAGACCTCGTTCCCAACAGTAGACCCCGTGAGCGGCAAATCTTTGATAGCAAGAATGTCATAGACATATGCTGTTTCTACGAGCTGTGATGTCTTTGACGGCGGCAATGATACCGCAAGAGTCCCAACGGAACTGCTGACAATATCAAACTCAACAATTTGATTTGCCTCGCCGGGATACTGTGGTGCTAATGACCCCGTAAAGGACCACAAAGACCAACTGGTCGGCTCGGAAAAATCGGCCGTTCCACTTAGGTTGAGCGACATCTTGAATGTTGCAAACTGATTGATTTCAATGTTGTAAATTGGCAGCGCCATGAGCCGACTCCATAGTCAAATAAAAACGGCGCCCACACCCCGTTGTGGGCATAGGCGCCGGAAGAACATCTACACTAGACTTTAGAAGTTCAAGATGCAGTAGTCTGGTTGGATAGTCATTTCAATGGAAAGCGGGTTGTTATCTTCCCAAGACATCTTTCCAAAGTTGACTGCGGTGATGTGGCAGCCCTTCAAAATCCATTCTTCAACCTTGTCGCCTACTGGGCCAAGTGTATTGAAGATGATATCCTTCTTGTAGAAGTCGGCATAGCCGTCACGGCCAGTTACAGACTCATGGTGAAGTCGAACCCATTCCATAACCGCCTGTGCGCCTGATGGAGAGATAGGATCATAAAGTGTAATGTTGATTGGGTTCCACTTGGAACGTCCCTTAATGTATCGTTCTACGTTAATGTGCGGAAGTGCAATTGGGTCCTGTGTAAAGATAGGACGATCCGATGCACGAACGATATAGGAAGGAAGTCCGTCAACATACATGATGAACCGATTAGATACCTTTGGTTCAAAGCTGTTGAAAAAGATTTCGTTTTCTGCTACTAGATTTGCCATGTATTGATCTCCAAAAGGAACGGCTGTTCTCTGTATAAATAGAGAGGTAACTTATTTCTTGGTGTTAATGGAGTGATCCCGATTTCCACCGCCTACAATCCTACTTGAACGAATTTCGGTGACGCCCGGAAGTTCTTCCCACTTGCTAAGCGTTTTCATAATCATGTTGCGAACATCGTTACCTTTTCCGAGAATGGTAATGTTCATACCAAACGACTCGTTACCAATTTCGGACAATAGCTCTTCACGAATAACGTTTTTAATCCGAGCCTTAATACTTTCATTGTAATCTTCTTCGGTATACTTGCGCATTAACTTCCAAGTAATATCCGGAATATACTCTCGTGCGGCAGTGTCCATATCAAATGCCGTATCGGCAGCTTGTGCCCAATTTCCGGCCTTGATCATTTGGGCAATTTTTAGCCAAGTCTTGACATCGTTCATTTCAAACTTATATTGTTCTTTGTCCTTGTCCTTAGCAAATCGAGCCTTAGCCCTGTCAGCATATTTGACGGCCATATTAGTCAATAGCTTTGCGGCAACCATTTGATCATGCGCATCTTCATTTAACGCACCTTCATTAACTGACTCGTTGATTTTTTCCATGCCTATTTTCGCCCATTTTGGAATGACGCCAGATTTGTTGACTATTACATGTCCTGCCTTTTTCTGCACCATGTAACCGATACCATCACTTCCCCATGTGCTACCGGGCTTTGTCATCTTAAAGTTACTAAGGATTTCTTCAGCCCGGCTCAGTTCATCATCAAACTTGTCTTGCGGGACGCCCGACTTTGATACCTTAACAACCCCACCAGAATAGTTGACATCAAATCCGTCTTTGGTCTTGGCCATTTACAATCTCTCCATAATCAAGTAGATGGAGCGGCCACGTTACCGTGACCGCCCCACATTATTTACTTACTCAGGGAACGTCGCGCCTGTCGGAAGGACGTTGAACTCAAGAGTAATGAACTCAGCAGTACGAGTTGGCTGGAGGTAGAGCTGACCAACCAAGATGTTACGATCAATCAAGTCAGGTGTATTGTTTGTTTCATCCATGATGACACGGAAGGCATACAAACCAGCGCGTTCCTGAACTGATGCAAGATATGGGTTGACGATGGACAAGAAACGCTGACGAGTAGACTCGACATTCTGTTCAAAAACAAGGTATCGTGCGGATGATGCAACGAACTTCTTGACGGTGATCAATAGACGACGAACATTGATACGATCCAAAGCGGATGCACGCTGTTGAAGTGTCTTTTGACCCCATACTGCAATACCCTGAGCAGGAAACTGAGCGATTGGGTTTACTCGTCCTTCGTAGAGATCGTCACGCTCAGATTGTGTCAAGCGTTTACGAACCTGAAGAACTTCGGTCAAACCACCACGGTTCAAGCCTGCCGGAGCAAACCACTCTGCAGCAACTCTATCATTGAATGCGTAGACAGACGGCATTACGATAGACGGCGGAACCCAAATGTTCTTGTTGGTTGCAGTATCCAAAATCTTTACCCACGGGTAGTAGGTGCCGACGTAGTTACTGTCAATAGGATCAACAGCGTTGACGGCGGTAGAAATGGATGCCCCAAGTGTTTCGGAGTCCATGATGTAGAAGCAGTCACCACGGGTTTCGCACATGCTGATAGCAGCATCTGCAACATAGGTGTGCTGACTGTAGAGAACACCCGGAAGAACCAAGAGGCTAATATCGTATGCTTCGGCGTTGGAAAGAATGTCAATACAACGCTTGTATGCTCGACCACCATCAGATACGTTGGTGCTCAAATCAAATCCTTGTGTGTTATCATTTTCAATGGAGTTTCCAACGGCGCGAATGACCGCTGGGTTCTGTCCATCAAAACCACCTTGGAACGGAACAGAGAACTTACGGATTGCTGATGATGCATTTGGATTGATGTCAGTCAAATCTGTAGGATCAAGATCATCATACAAATCAAATGCTGATCCGCTGTAGGAGCTGTAAGACGACCCTGAGAGCGGGATGGCCTTGAGATAGGACAAACCAGTTTCATCACTGAAGTCAAATCCATAGTAGGTGCGGTTGTTTGCAACTGTTGATCCGTTAACTGTAGAGTAACGAGTGGTTACATACGCAGGCGCTGGAACATTGGATGTTGCTACTGGAACTGCAAGAGCTTCAAATCCACACGGTAGAGCATTGGTTGGAAGTGAGTCGGAGTCAGCGTCCATTTCAACTGCGATATACTTGGAGTTGTTCGGATAGTCGCCTTCAAGATACACTGAAACTTCACCAGCGTCACTTGTTTCAACTAGCGGAAGTGCTGTTCCAATACGACGTGCAATGTAGTTTGCATCATCCGGATCAAGCGTCAAGTTATCAAACTGCTCGACAACCTGTGTTTGAGCATCAGTATCATCAAAACGACGAACCAAGAGAGTAAACGATCCATACTTGTTAACCGGATCGGATGCGTTTGCACGAATAGATGCAATGCTGATCTTGATGTCGGTGTTTGCTGCCGAACCGTCGCTGAGCGTGTGAACGCGGAAGATACGACGGTAGTTTGATCCGCTTGGTGTAAGATTTTGAGTGCGAATCCACGGGGTCTGTGCATTGGTGTATGAAGTATTGTAGAACTCAACAGCGTTAAATGCGGCAGAACCAGTAGAAGCTAGTATAAAGGACGCGGTTACTGCAAGGTCATATGCTCGAGGAAACTCGGCGTAGACATATCCTTGATACTGACTC